CAAATAACTCGTGTCGCCATTAATCGATAATACAATTAAGTCATTGGTATCCCACTTCCAACAAATACCCTGACCATCAAAAGGTGAGAAATTTGTCACGAACCCGTTTGGAGTAGTTGAAAACCCAACGTATCTGGCGACCTGCGGAATGTCTTTATCCATAAAGATAATGTTTCCAGCATTATCAAAAGTGATATCATATTTAACTCCAAGGAACGGCCATCCACTTACAACACCTAAAACAGATGCAGTAAAGTCATCAAACCTCTGCACCTTATCCGCACCCTGACTAAACGCATGGACATTCTCAAAGAACGGCGGCGCGGTAGTAGTTGTAGACGTACTGGTTACGGTCGTCGTGGTGGTCGTAGTAGTTGTAGTCCACCCTGCCTGATCCAAGGCCTCATTTACATCGCCCGCCCACCGACGCCAATATGGAGGCTTTGCTAATGCGATTGCCGCTTTAATTCTATCTCTTCGTCCCATGAGTTATCTCCTATACGGTTGTGGTAGTTGTCGTGCTTGTAGTCGTAGTGGTGGTGGTCGTTGTAGTGGTCGAATCCGCAGGATACGGTGGAGTAAATACTTCGAAGTTCTGTGTCGAAGAATTATACCGTAAAACGTCGCCGCCACTAAGACCGCTAACATCCACATCCAGTAAAGCAGAATATTTTAATAAGGTATCATTTAACCTTTGGAAGTCATAGTTAAACGTCCCAAGCCAATCCGTCTGCCCGTAATCAGTTGGTATCCTTAGTCCGCTTTTTGGTAAAGTACTATAAGCCATGAGTTATCCTATATTGCATATTTTTCTGGACGCCACTTGTTAGGACCCGGATGCCAAGTGAGTACACCGTTATTTGGTGGATCGTAAGTGTGATCTACATCACCCATTGACTCAATCTTCAGCAACCGTTGATTTAACAAGTCAATATTCTTATTGAAAATATGACTCCATCCCGGAGCATTGTAATTTGCAGTTTCCAAATTCGTTGGTGAAAGTATAGTCATCGCGACTCCTAAACCGTCGTTGTGGTTGTGCTTGTCGTAGTAGTACTGGTCGTTGACGGCCAGAACAGTTTCCAATTTTTAACTCGCCACTCGCCGGCTCCTTCATTCCAATATAATATATCTCCATCCGCCAGACCAAACGTATCAACGTCCTGCAAGGCAATTACATACAAAAGGTTGTCTTCCAGCTTCTGCATATTGTCCGCCATCATTTGCGTCCAACTCTGCGTCGACCACCTTAACTTCTCTAATTGTGTTGGTGAAAGTACTGGCATAATTTAACTCGTCGGTCCTGTATAGGTGCCGTCACCACCGCCGACAGCAAGTGATTTCCAAGCACTCGTTTTACCAGATCGCCTTTGCCTCACATACACGGTAAATCCACCGCCACGAGTTATTGTCCAACTAAATACTACTTCCGTATTAATCGTTGAATCATAACTCGTGTACCATTGTAGATCACCTACCATTGCGGGAGGCCATTGGTCTATTTGGATTTGACCACTTTCCACACCGGCTCCGCTAAACAATTGACTCGTAGGCCAGACGCTGATTACATTACTACTTCCAACCTTTACTATTTCTATACGACTGGGGTCCCACGGTGTCCGCGCCTTTGCGGTGCCTACAACATGGATTGCCGCCGCAAGACCCGGATCAAGAATGTCGCTACCAAACTTCGGAAGTATTTTCACAAAGAAATCATCAACCGCCGCGCCGGTGAAGACATTCGTTCCTAAACTACAAATCCATATTTCTGATCCAGCGGAATGGGACACAGGAACAGTATTCATAACTCCCCGGATAATGCCTCCTAAGCGAAAGCTATTTGCTCCTTCTGGCGTTATGGTTTGAAATCCAACTAACTCATTTCCCATTAAAGCAAAACGGGATACGCTAAAAAACTCGTCTCTGTCCAACGGTTGAAATTCTGGATCGTCGCGATATGGCGTGTAAAGTATTCCAACGTCATCGTCTATGGCAATTGCTCCCGCAGGATTATAAGTTACATCCAGCGTTCCTCTTTGAGAAAAAGTACTGAAATCACCCTGATTAACATAGTTGGCTCCGGTCGGTGAGTACTGCAAAACAAAACCATCCTCCTGACCCTGCCGAGCCGCTAATATTAGGTATGCAGGGGTTTCATTATATATATTGGTATAAGGCAATTCAAAAACACGTTGATAGGCAACTGCTACCGGACTATAACTTGGAGTACTCCATAACGAACCGCCTCCGCCTTCATAATTTGAGTCAAACAGATTTTCGAGGTATTGCATAAATCGAAAAGTTATCTCATTGCTATCTATCTCACTGGCATCTTTTTCCCATACCCGAAATTCCATCCCGCTTATACCGTAGTCCGCATTGTCAACGGTTACAATATCTCCAACATTAAGACCATTATATTCTATCCCAAGTTTGCAGGTGACTTGCGCCTCCGGGTAGGACAGGCGTTTCATCAGTTCCCAAAGCCTTTTACTTGCCGTATCAGCATCCCGGAATGCAGTTAAGTCAACGGTCTTTTGCCTCTCATACCCTATCAGTGCGTGTACTGCGGGATTGCGGACACGTATTGTGCGCTGAGTAAAGTCCTGATCCTCATCAATAAAGTTTGCGCGGTAGTCCGTGAAAACATCATTCCAAGTGCGGCGAGTAAACTGAAAAGTTTTAAATTTTTCTTCTGTGATCGTTTCAATAGAGGTATCCGTATCTCTAAATGCTTTGATTACAATTCGGTCATCCTCATCAAAGTAAACCGCGCCATCTACATAAGTAAAGATGCGGTTTATCATGTTCCGCATTTCTTCTTGCTTGCTGAAGTTAATATTTAAACCGTATCCTTTGTCTTTCCAATAGGTCGCCGCCTGTTGAAGTGTAGTACTATCAAAATCCCCGACGCCGGCTCCGGCCTTACGAAATAACTCATATATAATGGTCGCTGGATTCACGCCATTAGCCAGATTAGCCCAACTGATCGGCGCGGTTCCCAATTTTTCTACAACGAAGTGAAACGTAGGAACCATGTTAGCATTAAGGCCGAGATAATATCTGTCCAGAAAAATATGTGCTACCGGATTCAGCGGAGCCGCGTACTGTCCGGGTTCTGACGGGAAGTATGAGTCATCCCCATCATTAAAGAAGTATGTCCCTAATGCTCCGAGTCCTTTTAAGTCATCCTGCACATAAACGCCTTCCAGCGTTACGTCTGGTCCTTCACAGATGGCTTGCCACATATCCAACCAGTAGTCAAATCCAATCGTCTGTTTTTGACTCCCACCACCACCTTTGCCTCCTACTTCCTCTTTTACTTCTTTACTTTTGAGGTTCCCATACCAAAGCATATTGGTGTTGAGCCGGACTTTCCCAAACACTAAGGGAATTACCTTGCCCTCTTCAGAAGAAGTAATTTGAAAGGAATCGAGGCCTTGTGGAGACATGTCTGTGCCTTGTGCCTTGCTTGCTAATAAGGTAGCAAGTATGAGGCCTCCAATAATTATTGCTCCTACGATTATTGCTCCAACTACCATTGCATTATCCTAAATATCGCTTTTATTTTTCTTTCCCAAAAACCGCCGAACGGAAACCGGCTAACTCCCCTCTGGTTAATGGAATGCGCCATCATCTTTTCTCCTAAATAAATTGACGCATGATTTGTGACCCCAGTCTTGGTCGTAGCAAATACCAACATATCACCGCGAAACTTTACTTCGGTCGGTAGTAATTTTTCGATAGTAAAACCGTTATGACAATGATCTGCAAAGTGCCGGTATAAGCCATTCAACACAAGTTCCTCTTTCGTGTGTATATGCCAATCCCGTGAGTAGTAGTCAAAAGTAACTTCTGTAAGGATTCCTAATTCTTTCCAACACGCCGCTATAAATAAGGTGCAATCTGCTCCGCGGCCTTTAACCATCTGCAAGTGCTTATAAGGCGTTCCCATCCATGAGTCAATTATCTCTTGGATTTGCCTCCATGCCGTATCACTTTTAAAATAAGGTTCCGGCATTATCTGAATCCCCAGATTGCTGGATTGTGACTTGGGATATATGGCATCCCAAGGAATTGAGTTAAGTTATTATATTTATTGACACAAGTACTCGGATTCCCATCGCATCCCGGCAGAGCAATTACGTCCCCACCGACCGCCAGACGTGCATCAAACGGCAACTGCAAATTAAGAACGGTTGTCGTATGGTCTGTAACCAAACGAAAGTCATCCCCATATTGCACGCGTCCGCCGGTGAAGTACCCGTTTGGCTTTGTGCCGAAAGCGGTTGCAGTAATTGTATATCCAGTAATATCAATCACCGTTCCAATGACTCGCCACGATAATTCAGATAAACCACATCCGCTATCAAAAACATCCCAATTACAAAAACTTTGATATATGATTGACGGTAGACGCGCGGATAGCAAGGAACTACGCGCCTCACACTTTGCACTTGCCACCTTATCTTTAATGGTGACACCTTTTATTGTGCCTGAGAAAAGAGTAATGTAATCTGAAAGATCACTCTTGATCGCGCGGTATATAGTAATTGATGCAGGTTCAATTGGCAAGTTTGCTATATACTGCGCGAAGATATCCGTAACAGGAGCACTCAGATTTACTTCGACTTTGCCAAACTCTACATCCTGTGAAAAACCACCTCGGCGTATGGAGGCCGGTTCATGTGCTACTCCGCGAAAAACCAATCCCGTCAAATAACTCGTGTAATACCAATCGGTGCCGCCAGAACGTATCTCGTAGAATTCCGGCATTGCCTCCTGTTCGTTTTCTGCTATTTCAGTCGCATAAGTCATAGTAAACTATATTCCCTTATGAGCTCATAGAACCGCACGTTTGCTTCACTTACAAGGTCCGTTTTATGTTTCATATTTAAAGCATCGTCATCATACCGGCAAAGTAAAAACCGCCCGATTCGCCAGTAGTTATCCAAATCCAAATCGCGGTCCAACCCGAGTGAAAAGTCAATTTGCATCACATCGGTTATTTCATTATAAGTTACATTTTGGATATGACGAGTAATTAGATCTCCGGTTTTCATTAAGATATATATACGCTCAAACCCAACATAGTTTGACTCGGCCGCATTCCAATAGCAGTTAAGGGATGTAGCACCTGTCCCTGCGGACGCCTTTAACTCAAACGCAATTTTTGGATGCTGAACCCAGAACTTTTGATTCTTGCCGCGCCGCGCATTAAAGAAATCAATGAAGTTATATTCATCTTCCTTTGTAGGCATAGTAAAACCGGCATCAAAAGTTATCGGCACTTCTTCCAAAAAGGAGATGAGTGTTTGCGCCGTTCCCCTAAATTCAACGATCTTGCGTACTATATTGATCGTAGTATTTGGTTCCGTTGCCCAATTTGGATACAACGGAAAGACCGGCACTCCAGTTCCTATTTCTTGTAAGTCATCAGCCACTTGAAATAAACTCCCTAAATTCTAAATCTGCCGTTTGCACATGGGAACTTTTCTCATTATATTTTGCACCACCGACAACACAGAACAGGCACGGATACACAACCGTTTTATTAACATCAAATGACTCGGTGATGGTTGCCTTCAAAGTAATTTGATAATCCGTAAAACTGAGTACTTCTTTTATTTCCAGGACGCGGTCTTCATGATTCGCAATCATTACAAATTGCATCCGGTTTTGAAAATTCCACATAAATTCGTTGCTATTGCTATGAGTTATTAGCGCTGTCCCTTGCGTGACGGCCGTCGGAAATAACTTCTCACTAAAAATTGGCACGCCGAATATTTTATCATGACCATAAGCAATACGATTAAAGAACCTGTGATTTCTTAATTGCTCCAAGACAAAACTGAAGTTCATTTTTCTACTGCTAATCTCTTGGAGGGCGCGTCTTTGCTCATGTAGCCGTTCCGTATTATACATCACCGTCTGAAAATTGTACTCTACCTTAATTTCGTTTTCCCAGTTTGGCTCCTCTTCAAGTGGCACAACACGAATCCCGTCTACATAGATTTCAAAAACCAGACCGTCTATAGTCAGTTGCCAATAGGTATCCTGCAAGGGCGGTCCAAAACGATCGATCGTTAATACTCTATCTATAGATGCAGTTGGAGCAAAACTATAAGGAAACGCCGGATAGTCAAATTGCGTTCCAGGTTCTCTAATGACTGCAATCGCTGTCCAATCAACCGACCGCTCCAGGTAGGCATTCCATATAGTTATATCGTGCAATTGCTCCTCGGTAATAAAACCACCGGCAATCCGCAAAGGAGTTACCCAGATACGGTTCATTAGCATATCAAAAAGGTAGTTAAATCCAGTCCACCCGTATTCTCTGGTCGGTGCCATAAAATACCCTTGCTGTAACTCCTCGGCCACACCGAGATAGCGCGGTTCACGATCACCGAATGTAGCTAACTCAATAAGGTTTTCATCCAGCGGATAAACGCGGCTTGACTTTACCGAAAATATTTGATCTACTGGACTACCTTCCAGCCGTTCTTCAAATGTAGTTATTCCTTTTCGAGCCATTAGGCTATCCTAAATGCAAATCCATATTGATCAGTTATACGAGTAACCGGAAATCCTAAATAGGTATCTCCTCCAAATTCAATTTCCTCACCAAAATTTATTCCTTGTGTTACTATACTAACAACCGGATGCACGCCAATGACGTGCCAGAGCCCGGATGACAAGTCTTTATAATACCATGTAGGCAATACGCCGACCCTTTTATTAGTGAAGCCATTATACCTCACTACTTCATGGAGCCGCCCGAAGTGTCCGGTCACAGTATCATCAGCCGCAACATAGCAATTGGCTCTTACCGCATCTGACCAAACGGCTCTACTTCTTTCCCAATCCCACATTGCTTTCCAGCCATCTGCATTTGAGGCAACCTGTTGGATATGTCCCCACCGATAATGAATCGCGGCTATATTATACCAATAACTATTTGGAAAGTTATCTGAGTAACACCCTTGGAACAGCATCTGCCATTGATTTGCACGTGTCCTAAACTCAGGGAGTAATTCAAGCATCCCATATCCACCGCAGATACACCAATCTGTAGTAATTTGCACAACGAAGAAGAGTGAACGATTTTCAAGTCCGAACAGCCACATCTTAGGCATCGTGCCGTTTGGCATATTGTAGTCATACCATCTGGAAT